GTTGTCGTTAATGATACTATTGATTTTAAAACACAAATTGAAAAACGAGCATTAGTTGATTTAAACTGGAGTGCTTATAATCATGGTTTTAACTGGACTAATATTTCACAATCATGGAATGATGATTTAGCTAATGGAGATATATTTTATCCATTTATTAACTATGGTAAAGATCCTAATAACATAAGTGGATCAGTATTTGAGTTTGGTGGTCGTACATTACAAATTGATAATCCTAATTATCCTGCTAAATTATCTGATTTTAAACCAGCTATTAGGGCTAGAGCAGTATTAGATACTATATTTGATTCAGTAAACTACAAATACACTTCATCATTTATTGATAGTGCTTATTTTGATAATGTTTACTTATTAACAGCAGCTAATGAAAATAAAGGTCCTGCTATATTAGACGCAGTAAGTGAATCTGTAATTGCATATCCTAATACAAATCAAACTATTCCTCAAACCAATTCTACAACAGTAGAATTTAATGCTGAATTATTTGATAATGGGGGTAATTTTAATACTTCAACTTATGAATATACAGTTAGTATTACAGGACAACATATTATATCAACTCGATTAAACTATCAAATAACTGGTTATGATACTGGTGGTTTTCTTTATCAAGTAAGATACGCTGATATTCAAGTTATTGTAAACAGAGCAAGTGTTGATACTGTACTTAATCGTTCTAAACCAGCTATAAAATCTAATCAAGGAAATCTTGGTTTTGCTCCAGCCTATTATCAATTACAAGCTGGTGATAAAATTAGAATTGAAATATATTTCCAACCTCATACAGCTGGAGAAGATTTTGTAGTTCAATCAGGTCCTGATAATTATTTACAAATATCAAGTCCTACAACAGCTATTGGTGGTACTGTGGATATGGGATTACAATTCCCAGATGATTTAAAAGTAGTTGATTTTATTAACAGTTTAGCATTAAAATATAATTTAATTATTGAACCAGTTACTGGAACAAAAAATGTAATTAGAATAGAGCCATTTAATACTTGGGTTGATGCTGGTACTGTTGTTGATTGGAGTAGTAAAGTAGATAGAAATATTAAGTGGGAGATTAGACATCCATTAGGTGATGAGCCTAAAATAATTAAGTTCACTGACGAACTAGATCAAGATGTTATTAATCAATACCAAATTAAGAATTTTGGTAGAACATATGGTTCATATGATTATTTTGCTGATAGTGATTTAATTACAGGTGAAAAAGTAATTAAACCATTATTTGCTGCTACACCAGTTAAAGGTATACCAGGTGGTCCAACTACAGTTATACCTCAATTATATAAACAAGACGATCCATCTAAATACGGAGTACCATTTAAATTCAAACCACGTTTATTACATAAGCAATCATTAAAAATAGTTGCTGGTAATGAAGCTAAAGGTATGGGATATGATGATGCTGCTTTAGTAGACGGTTTTTATTGGTTAGATACTGGTTCAGCTAATATAGCAATTAACTATTATAGAACATTAGGACCAACAACTGAATCACCATCTACGTTTACTGGTTCATTTGATATACATTACAATAATACTAATTATTATCCATATCAACAAAATTTTGTTTATGGTAGAACAGCTAATGATGCGTTTCAATCATATTGGGCTTATTATATCAATGAATTATTTGATATAGATACTCGTTTGGTTACAATGAATATTGTATTAAAACCAAGTGAAATAGAAACTATAAGATTAAATAGTAAAATTTTTATCGATGGTCATTACTATCGTATTAATAAAATACAAGGTGCTAATTTAATTGAAGAACAATCAACACAAGTTGAATTATTAAAAACATTACCTCGTAAATTACCATTTCCACGTAGACGTGTTTATACTACACCTACTGATTTTATTGATGTAACACAAGAAGCACTTGAAAATAATGGTACTACAACATATAGTGATTTTGAAACAGGAACAATTATAACATCATCAGCTATATTAGGCCAAGCAGCATCTCGTGATGGTAATGAAGTATATGGTGAATCTACAGTATGGGATATAATTAAACCTATTATATTTAATCCTAATGTCACTGTAATTGGAACTGTTAATTATGATGAAACATCTAATGGTGTATTATTTGTAGGTAATGATATAACAATACCTCAAAACACAGTTAATGTTTCTGTATTAAATCCTAATAGAGAATTAACAGAATACAAATCAGATACAGTGTATGTAGGTGCTAGTGTGACCCAGGGCAGAAGAGCCACTGAATACTTAACTATACCGGTTTATAGCGGCAGTCAATTAGCAATCACATCAAGCGGCGATCAATACCCGTTTTACCTTTATACATGGGATAATGCGAGTGGTTCAGGAACAGCATTTGTTGATTTACCTGACACAGCAGATTTAGATGGTGTTGAATATCAATTCCAATTATCTAGTTCATTTAGTGGTAGTAGATCAGTTACATTAGTACCTTCGGGTTCACAAGTAATTGATGACGCTGCAACTACAATATTAACAATACCAGGTACATTATATCAATTTAAAGCAGTTGATGGGGGTTGGATAACAACATTAGCTCCAAGTACAGCAGGTGCATTAACAGTAACAGAAGGTGAATCAGTAACAGTTAGTCCTGTCACTACACTTAATTTTGTTAATGCTACAGTATCAGGTTCTGGTACTACTGCAACAGTCACTATACCAACAATTAATACAGCGACATTTGCTACAACTGGATCAAATCAATTTTATGGTAATCAGAATATTGAAGGTTCAGTACAAATCTCAGGTTCATTAAAAGTAACAGGTTCAATAACATCTCCAGTAGTAGCTTTAACTGCAAGTGCAGGTACTGCTTCAATGGATTTAAGTTTAGGTAATGCATTTGTTATTACATTAACAACATCATCTGCTACTTATATTACAGCAACTAATATAGAACCTAATCAACACGTATCATTATTAGTAAATCAAGGAGCAACAGCAACAGGAAACGGTAATTTATTTTTTACTGGTAGTGCATTTTATTTTCCTTCAGGATCTGAATATGTTACTTCATTTACTTCTGGTAGTAAAGATATTATAACATTTGAAACATTTACATTTAATCCTCCTGTATTAGCTGCTACAACAATACAATATAAAATGATAGCTGCTACTAAAGGACCAATTATTACTTCTTATATGTCTGCCTCAGGTGGTCAAGAATTTATTTCAGGAAGTTATAGAATACATAAATTCACAGGTTCAGCTAATTTAGTAGTTCATAGTTTAGGTACAGCTGCTCCTGGAGCATATGAATACTTAATTTTAGGTGGTGGTGGAGGTGGTTCTGGAGGTATATCTGGAACAGCTTATGGCAGTGGAGGTGGTGCAGGTGATTGTCCTACTGGATCAGGTACATTTTCTTCAACAGCAAGTTATGTAGCAACTATTGGTACAGGTGGAGCAGGTTCATTAATTGATGTTAATGCTTCTGCTGGTGGTAATTCATCTTTTAATGGCATAACAGCCTTTGGTGGAGGTGGAGGACTCACTGGAACTGGTGGTTCTAATAGTTTTTATTCAGGTGCAGCACGTTCTGGACTTAATGGAGGTGGTGGAGCTGGATCAGGCCAAACAGCAACTGTATCAACTGGTGGTAATGGTAAACAATCAGCTATTTCAGGAAGTTCAATCTACTACGGTGGTGGTGGAGGTGGAGGTACAGGACCAGGAACTGCAGCCGGAGGTTTAGGAGGCGGAGGTAATGGTAGTAGTGCTACTGGTTCTGCTGGTACTGACTATTTAGGCGCTGGTGGTGGTGGTTCAGGTAACTTTAATCGTGGTGGTGAAGGTGGTGATGGAGTAATAATAATCAAATATCAATACACAGCTTAACTATGAAATATTACGCTAGAATTAATCAAATGAGAATCGTAACTGATGTTATTAACTGCGATGATGAAACACTTATAGATACATTTCCAGGAACATGGATTGAAACGTTTAAAGATAGTTTATATAGAAAGAATTTTGCAGGTATAGGCTATTCTTATGATTATTTAAAAGATGCATTTATACCAATTCAACCTTATCCATCATGGATATTAGACGAGACTACTTATAATTGGGAACCACCTGTTCCTAATCCTAGACCAGATTGTTTCCTTTGTTATTATTGGGATGAGTCTATAATCAATTGGGTAGAAAATACATTATAAGGTATATATACCAATAAAAAATATTTATTAACATGGCTGACAAAGAATATAACATAAAAATAGGTGCGGATACTAAAACCGCAACTCAAGACATAGATAACCTTAATACCGCGCTTGACGGAACAGCAGCAGCCTTAACGGATGTAAATACTGTTGCTAAAAAAACAGGTGACGGACTTAAAAATGTAGGTAATAGTGTTCCTGATATTGAGAATGCTGAAAAAGCAATTAAATCACTTGAGGGTGTCACTAAATTAGCTGCAGGTGGTATTGCTGCTTCAGCTGGTGCTTTAGCTTTATTTGGAGCTGAAGGTGAAAAACTAAAAGAACTTGAAGTAAAAGTACAAGGTGCTATTGCTATTGCATTAGGTGTTAGAGAAGCTGCCGAAGGTGCTGTAATATTAGTTCAACAAAGACGATTTATTCAGGAAAAAGCATTACAGGCAGCAACTAAAGTATCTATCGCTGTTCAAACCGCTTATAACGCTGTATTAGCATTAAATCCAATTGCATTAGTAGTAATAGCAATCGCTGGTTTAGTAGCAGCATTAATTTATTTAAAAGATAAAGTACAAATTATAACTGATGCTTTTGAATACGCTAATAAAAAATTACAACAATTTATTGAATTTATTGGTTTAGCAGAAACTGCTGAAGAAAAAGCAGCTAAAGCAGCTATTGAATTAAGTAAACAAAAAGAAAAACAATATACTCGTGAATTAAATTTACTTAAAGCTAAAGGTGCTAGTGATGAAGAAATATATAAGAAACAACGTGAGATATTAATAGCACAAGCAACTCAACAAAAACAAAATAGTGATGAATATAAAGACATCATTAATGAAATTAAAGTATTAGATGCTGAATATACTAAATCAGTAGAAGATAATAAAAAGAAAGAAGCAGAAGAACGTAAAAAGGTTGTCGATGCAGCTAAAAAATTAAATCAAGATTTAGCTGATTCAAATAAAAAATTAGGTAAAGACGAATTCCAACAACGTTTAATAGATGCTAAAAAAGCATATGATGAACAATTAAAACAATTAAAAGCTGCTGGTGTATCAACTGTTGAGGCAACTAAAGCATATGAAGCTCAAATAACTCAAATTCAAAAGGACGAATCTAAAAAACGTACTGATGATTATTTTGCATACGAAGACGCTCTTAAATCATTTAGAGCATCAGTAGCAGAAGCAACAGCAACAACCCTTGATCAAAAGAACGCATTAGAAATTCAGAAATCTAAAGAATTATATGATGGGTTAATCGCTGAGGCTAAAAAATTAGGTCAAGACACTACAGCATTAGAACAAGCTAAAGCAGATAAAACAACTGAAATTGAAAAAGCTCAAGCTGAAGTATCTAAACAAATAGCTAAAGATAAAAAAGATGCTCAAGTCGCTGAAATAAATGGTAGTGTTGATGCTATACAAGGTGCATTAGGTGGTTTATTTGAAGATTCTAAAGGAGTAGCTATTGCAAATATTATTGTAGATGCAGCACAAGCTGCTGTAGGTATATTTAAACAATCAACAGCATTTAAAAATCCTGTAGCTGGACTTATATTTCAAGGTATACGATTTGCAGCGTTAGCAGCAACTACTGTAGCTTCAATTAATAAAATTAAAAGTGCTAATCCATCAGGCGGTGGAGGCGGAGGCGCCCCTGCACCTCCATCAGTAGGAGGATTCGCTATACCAACATTAGCTCCATCACCTGGTGTACCAACACCGGGTAATCAAATAACAGTACCACAAGCAGGCGAAGCAGGAGGTAATCAGTTGCCTATTAAAACATATGTATTAGCAGGTGACGTGACAAACGCACAAGCTGCTGAAGCCAAACTTAATCAAAGAAGAACATTCTAATGAAAATAGTAGAACTAAAAATAGACGATTCAACCTTCTCAGGTATCGATGCAGTAGCATTAGTAGAATCACCAGCAATTGAACAAGATTTTATTGCATTCAACAAAGTTAATATGGCAGACATGACATATAACGACTATCCACAAGCAGCAATCGATGCAGCTAAACGTGGTGTTGAATTAAATGAAAAAAATAATATGAAATGCGCTACTCAAGTAGGCAAAGTAAGAGCACAACAGTTAATTAATGGTGAAAATTTATCATTAGATACTATTCAACGTATGCGTTCATTTTTAATCCGTCAAAAGGGTAATTATGAATTAGCTACTAAACGTAAAGATTATAATGCATGTGGATACATTTCATACTTGTTATGGGGTGGCGAAGCAGCATTACCTTGGGCTGAAAAGAAATTACGTCAGTCAGGAATGAAATTTGAATTCGAAACTATCAACAACGAAGGTTTATTAGAAGGTAATGATGTTTATTTAATATCATGTTCAAATGGTAAAATAGATAAATCAGCTCCTGCAGCCGAGTTATATACATCGCCTTTATTCGCTAAAAGCTTAAGTTACTCGCGTAAAAACGCAGAAGACGATTACATTAATATCCTGTCCGCAAAATACCATTTAGTGGCTTTAAATCAGGTTATAGCGCCTTACGATTTAACATTAAAAAATTTCTCACGTCAAGATAAAAAGGATTGGGCTAATAAAGTATACTCACAAATCTTAGATAAATACGATCTACAATATGATAGATTCATGTTTTTAGCTGGTGCTGATTATACTGATGAGTTAATGTCTAAATTCAAATACAAAACAGATGTATTAGAAGGTATGCGTATTGGTGAACGTATGGAATATTTAGATAAATTCTATATTGTAACTAATAATGATGCATATGCTAACAAACATAACTTTGCATTAGTAAATCCAGAAGCAACTATATTAGAAGAACTAATATCATTAGAATTAGCTGAACCGACATTAGACGATGCGTGTTTACCTGGTTATAAAGCTATTGGTCTTAAAATGAAAAACGGACGTAAAGTACCTAATTGTGTACCTGAAGAAAAATTTGATATTAATGTTAACGCATTACCTAATTTTATCAATGAAGCATCATCAGGTAAGAAACATAATTTTGCTGCTGAATTACAAGAAAAACAAATGTTAGTTGGTCCATTAATGACACCAAGTAAATTAATAACACGTTTAGATGAAAATGGTGAAGAATATCAAGTATTTTTTACTGCTGAAACGATTGAAAAAATCGCATATAAAATGATGCAAGACAAATTAGTTGATAAAGTTAATATCGAACACGATATGGCTGATTCAGTTGATGATGTTTACTTAGTTGAGACATGGATTGTTAAAGATCCAGAACATGATAAAGCAACGTTATATGGTTTCTCACCTGTATTAGGTGAATGGTATGGTATCTACAAAGTAGGTAATGGTCGTATATGGAACGAATATGTTAAAACGGGTAAAGTCAAAGGATTTAGTGTTGAGGGTTTCTTCTATAATAACTTACTAACTATAAAATAATATGCCTATTCCAAATAGACGCAAAGGTATACCTAGAGATGAATTTCTAGGTAAGTGTATCGCCAAACTCAAAGGCGAATACCCGCTAAAACAAGCGGCAGCTATATGTTATCAACAAATGGCAAAAGAGAGAACAAACAGTCAATATGTATTATCAATTAAAAAACCCTAAATTACTATGAACAAAGATCAATTAAAAGAATTGGTTAAACAACATTTTAACTTAGTTGACTATCCTGAAACTGTTACTGAAAAAACCGAAGAAAAATTCGGTGAATTATATGATGAGAACAAAGCGTTCAAAATTGTATTTCCAGGTGACACATTAAAGGTAGGTGATGAAGTAAAAGTTGTAACTGAAGAAGGTCAAGAGTCACTTGCACCGGACGGATACCACAAGCTTGAAGACGGAACTACAATCAAAACTGAAGGTTCTTCAGTAGTTGAAATTGAGTCTCCTGAAGGCAATAAAGAAGAAGAAATGGCTTCTGAAGAATTCGCGGCTGATCCAGCTATTTCACAAGTTGAAGGTACTACAGCTCAAAACGCTACTACTAAAGTAGATGATTTGAAAATGGGACCTACAGTAGAAGAAGTAATGGCTATGATCGACGAGAAAATGGCTTCTATGAAAGAAGAAATGGCTAAAATGAAAACTAAATTTGAAGAATTAGCTGCTGCTCCAGCGTCAAGTAAGACAATGGCTACTGCAGGTAAAACAAAAATGGATTCATTTTCAACCGCAACTAACGACACAGCAATTAAAATGGCTCGTGAGTTAATGAAAAACAAAAATAAATAATTTTAAAAAAAACAATTAAACAACAACGACTATGTCATTAAACGTCTCAGCATTAGCAGATTTCAACAACCAGATAGCTGGTGAGTTGATTATCAAAATGGTTTACGCTGGTTCAACAGTTGAATATGTAACAATCCAAGAAGGTGTTAAATATCAAGAACCAATTAACCTATTCGAAGTTAGCTTATACATGCAAAATGGTACTTGTGTATCTACTGCATCAGGTTCAGCTACCTTTACTCAAAGAACAATCGAAGTATGTCCTCGTACATCATTCGATGCATTATGTTTGAAAGATCTAGATAAGAAATACTTAGGTATCTCAGCTTTAGCTCCAGGATCTTACAACGAAACTTTCGCATTAGCAACTCAGTATTCTGAATTGTTAGTTAACCAATTCCAAAAAGCAAATGACCAATTCTTGTGGTTACAAGTATCTGGTTCATCTTCTACTTACGGTGGAACATGTGCTACTAACGGATTAAAAGTAATTATCTCAGGTTCAACTTCAGGTGTTGTTGTTCCAGCTTCAGTTACTGGTTCAGCTCCAACTTCAGCAACTATCCTTACTCAAATGGATACAATGATTGCTAACTCACCTAGTGATGTAGCAGATAGAGAAGATTTAACTTTCTTCATGTCAGTTACTAACTTCCGTAACTACGTAGCTGGTTTAAGAGCTGCAAATAACTTCTGGTTCGATCCAATGTCTATCACTAACAGAGGCGGTATTTTAGAAATGATGTACCCATTCCAATCAAACATTAAAGTTGTTGGTACTGTAGGTTTACAAGGTACAAACCGTATCGTATTAGGCCCTGCTAAGCAAATTGTTGTAGGTACAGATTTATTATCTGACTTTACAGAATTCCAATTGTGGTATGATATCAATACTGATACATTACGTCACAGAATTTCAACTAAATTAGGTGTTAACATTGCATATCCTGAGTTCTGGGTATCTAATGATCAAGCATAATTAATTTATTTATTCACAATTTAAACTAGAAAATATATGGCTTGCGATATAACATCAGGATTCCAATTAGGCTGCCGCGATAACACCGGTGGTTTAAAAAGCATATATATTCTTTCTGGTTCTATTACTAGCGTTTCAGGAAGCCAGGGATTGATTACAGCAATCTCTGGTTCCGGCGTATTTTACGAATTCCAATTATTTAGACAAACATCTAACTATACTGAGGAATTAGTAGCAACTCCAGAGAACGGCACAATTGTATATAACCAAACTGCAACATGTGTATTCTTTAAAATGCAAACAGCAACTAGAAACCAAGTTAGAGTATTAGCTCAAAACCCAAATTTACAAATCGTTATCGAAACACAAAACGGTAGCGAAAATGGAGCCGCTCGTTGGTTCTTAATGGGACAAATCAACGGTTCACAATTATTAAGTGGTACTGCTCAAACTGGTACAGCGTTTAGTGACTTGAATGGATACAATTTAGTATTCACAGGTAACGAACCTAATCCAGCAAGTGAAGTAAGTGGCTCAGCTACATCATTCACAGGTTCATTAAGCGGTATTACTATCGTATCTTACTAATTAACGACAACCACTCAAATTAGGTTACAACGGGGGTTATGCGAAAGCATAATCCCCTGCGTAATCGAAATAATCAAATAATACATGCTTCAATTTGATACCTCGCTTACTACTAATTCAAATGCTGTCATTCCAGAAATACCAGCTACAGTAGGAACAAATACCTTATTACTTGATTTTGTCCAGGCTTATGATAAGTCGGAAACTAAAGGTGTAGTAGCTACATTACTTAATACTGTTGGTCCAACTACTCCTTGGTTAATATTTTCAACTTCAGGAAGCGAAGCACCAGCACCAACTGGTTTATATAACGTTTCAATATACGAATATGTACCTAGTGGTAGTAATTATATTTGGCATACAGCTAATGTACTTTGGACTAACGCTAATTTTACTTGGACTAATAGTAGTGGTGCAGGTTATGGTAATTTATTATTAACTGAAAGAGCATTTGTATCTGGAAGCAATGGATATAATATTACCCAATATTTATCACCAACGAACGGCGGTACTTATACTACCTATAATCATCCTTAATAATGGCTAAAAATAATAATTACACATTTAAAACTATTCCACGTAATAATAAGACTAATGAACGCATTAGCTTAATTGAACGTAAGGATAAGTTTTTTATTAGTTTCGGATCTGACAATGGTTTCCCTAACAGATTGATTGATTTGATGAACTATTCATCAATTCATGGTACATGCGTAAATGCAACTGTTGAAGCAATTGTTGGTAACGGTTTAACTTCAGATAGACCTGATACATTAGATTTTGCTAACTACGATAATGAGTCATGGAATGACATATTTAAAAAAGTAGCTAAAGATTTAAAATTATTTGGTGGATTTGCTTTAGAAATTATCTGGAGTAAAGACAGAACGAAAATCGCTGAAGTCTATCATATAGATTTCTCTTATTTAAGAGCAAAAGAAAAAAACTTAAGAGGTAAAATACCTGGATTTTTTATCTGGGATGAATGGAATGGTATTAATAGTTTTGTTAATCAATCATTAGAAGATATTCCTTATTTACCTGCATACAATCCAAACACAAAATTAGAAGAGCCATCTCAAGTTTATGTTTATCACGCTTACAGACCAGGAATGAGATATTATCCATTACCTGATTATGTTGGTGCGTTAAAAGTGATTGAATTAGATGCTCAAGTAGATAATTTTCACTTAAATAATATTACTAATGGTGTAGTACCATCAGTAGCTATTACTACGTTTACAAACGCAAACGAAGAAGAAAGAGAAGCAATTGAAATTATGCTTCGTAATCAATACGGTGGAACTGAAAATGCAGGATCGTTAATTTATATGGACGTTGACAGCCCAGAAAACGCACCAGTAATTACTCCTATAGCATCAAACGGTACTGATGAGTATTATACAACTATAAACGATTTAGTAACACAAAAAATATTAACAGCTCATAGAATTACTTCGCCAATGATGTTAGGTATTAAAACCGAAGGTCAATTAGGTGGTAGAGATGAGACAATGGACGCTTATTTATTATTCACTAATACTGTAATTAGACCATTTCAACAAGCAATTTTAGATTGTTTTGATGAAATATTTAAAGTTAATTATGGTCCTGATTATATTTTAGGCGTTGAACAATTAAAATTATACAGTGACGGTAAAGAAGAAGTAGATGTAGTAACAGGTACTGAATCAGAAGTTGGAGAAGATAATATATTAGAAGCAGAAATTGAAAGAGCTGATATAGTAAACGATCCTAACATAAACGAAGCTGGACAAGGACAACCAATTAATTAATTTAAAAATATAACATAACATGGCAATCACAATAATTTCTGGATCAATTCCAGCAAACATAGGAACCCTAGCTACTTCGGCTTCAGTTAGTCTTAACGTAGCGTATGTATCTTCAAGTTACTCTGCATCTAACGCGGGTACCTTCGGTGTTAACGGAATTAATATTACGTTCGTAACATCATCAACAGTATTAGCTAATACAGCAGATACAATTTACATCAATGGTATTCCTAAATCAACATCAGCAGCTAATTTTGCAGCTACAGCATCATCAGTATTTAATACTAGTGCTTCAGCAGCTAATAGTGCTACTGCTTATTCTCAATTACAAGGTGTTACTAGCACAGTATCAGCTTCAGTTATTACATTTGCTGCAGGTACAGTAGGTACTTATGTATACGCTAATAGTATCAATAACATTGATTATGTAACATCAGCTAGTGTAAATAGTTATTTTACAGGTGCTACTAATGTTGGAGCAGGTGGAAGTGCAACTATTACAGGTTCATTTACATCAGTATATGCTGAAGTAGATAGTGATATTACAGTATCAGGATCAGGAATTGGCGAAGCAACATTTTTATTAGGTAGAGGAAACACATATGTTCCTTCATCATCAATAGCATCAATCATAGTTAACAATCCATTTGGTTACGTTGTAGCACAATAATTTAAATAAACATGACTACAGTATTCATAATATCAGAAGAAAATTTAAGACAATTTACAGACATTAACAACAATGTTGATTCTGAATTGCTTAAAAATGCAGTACGTGAATCTCAAGATATTGAGATACAACGTATATTAGGTACTATATTATATGAATATATTTTAGCTAGAATTCAAACAGGTACTTTAACAGGTAATTATGAATATCTAGTATTAAATTTTGTTCAAAATGCTTTATTATATGCTGCTTATTATTACGCTTTAGAAGACATTTATTTACGTCCTCGTAATAATGGCTTATTAATGCCTACAGGAGGTGAAAACAGTGAGAAAGCAGATGGTACTTGGTATAATAGAAAACGCCAATCAGTACAAAATAAAAAACAATTCTACGAAGAACGCTTAACTAATTATTTAATTCAGAATCAAGGATTATTTCCTCAATTAAGTCAAAACGTTGAATTACAACAAATGTATCCTGATTTTGGAATACAGTATAAGTCACCTATCGTTATGAAAAGAAACGGTAGAGGATATCACGCAGGTCAAGCTAGAGAATGTGGATTACCAATTTATGATTCACGTTACCCTCAGTTTCCACAATATCCAAATGGCTATACAAGAAATAACGTATCTAATTTTTAATATATAATGGGAAGAGATTTAACTAATCTATTTATTAGTGAATCGTTTCAGTACTTAATTCAACAAAGTGGAAGCGAGTTTCAAAACGGTTTAGGAACCAAAGTAACTGGTACTATTGATATTACTAGTCAATATGCTAATATAGCATTAGCTGCAAATACTGCTGCTGTTGCTATTAGTTCATCATATGCTACTACTGCATCTTATGCTTTAAATGCAGCTGCTGCTGTTGATACTGGTTCTTTCGTTATAACTGCATCTGCTTTAGGTGATACAACAACGTATACTAAAGGTGATGGTAGTACGTTTAACACGGTTATAAGCAGTGTATCGCAAAGTATAAGCGCATCATACGCACTAACAGCTTCATTTGCTCAAACACCTACTGTAACTGGTAGTTCAGGATTGTCAGGTGAATCAGGATTAAGTGGATTATCTGGTTTATCAGGTTTAAATGGAGTTTCTGGATCAAATGGATCAAGCGGATTATCAGGTATATCAGGCTTATCAGGTCTTAGTGGCTTATCAGGTCTTAGTGGCTTATCAGGTCTTAGTGGCTTATCAGGTCTTAGTGGCTTATCAGGTTTAAGTGGTTCAGCAGGTATATCATCAGGTCAAACATATTACTTTAATGAAAGTCAAAACTCAGATGTTTCAGGATATAAAGTATTAGCTATTACTCCATCAACTGCTTCTCAACAAACAGTAACAACAAATTTAACAGGAAATCAACAAAATGTTCTTGTTTCAGATTATATAACACCACAATTAGGATTTGCAGTAATACCAGGTGGTACACAAAGATTCCATTTACATTATTTAAAACCAGCAAGTAATGATAATATAGATGCTTATGTTGAAATACAATTAGCAGATTCATCAGGAACTCCTATAGGTCCAACAATAACATCTAATATTGCTTTAATTGGTTGGGTTAGTGCAGTAATACCAGTTGAGGTTAATGTTGATATAGTATTACCAACAACTACAATTGATCCAACTAATAGAATGATTGTTAGATTATATCTTAATAGCAATGAATCTAGTTCAAAATCAGTAGTTTATTATACTGAAGGTAATTCATATTATTCATTTGTAGTAACATCAGTAGGTGTTGTAGGTAATTCAGGTTTATCAGGATTGTCAGGTGAATCAGGTTTATCTGGTTTATCAGGTCTGTCGGGTCTTTCAGGTTTGTCAGGATTACAAGGTATATCAGGTTTAAGTGGTTTAATACCATCTACAGGATCTTTTTTAGTAACAGCATCAGTATCATTAAATACAATTACATTTACTAAAGGTGATAACTCAACATTTCCTATTACAGTTAATACTGGATCAGGTGGAGGTGGAGGATCAACTCCTATTAGAGTAACAAATTTAACATTAGCTTCAGGCTCATGGACATATAGTGGCAGTTACTATCAGTATGTATATTCAAATGCCAACATTAATGTATCAACATCAATAGATTATACACCATACAATACTAGTAGTTATGATGTATTAATAGCTAGAATACAACCATATATTGAACCATCAGCTAGTGCTTGTATTTTATTCAGTCAATACTTACCAAGTAATAATATAATTGGAGATTTAATTATAACAACCGTTTCTTAATATGGCATTTAATTTACCTGCTCAAACATCATTATCATTACGACGTCCTACTACTGAATCAGCAGCATGGGTAAGACCAGCTAGTTGGCCTACAATTACTGATGATCCAGATAAAGTACAGTTTTTATTAGCTGATACTTTTCCAACAATGTCATTAGTAACTGATTTTTTAAGAGATACTGGTTCTGGTAATTTATATATAGATTGGGGTGATGGTACTTCTCCAACCACTAGTTCAACAGCTGATGCAAATTTAAATTATACACATACCTATACTCCAGGAACTGGAGCAACTAGTTCTTTTGGATATACTACATTTGTAATTTCAGTATTTACTGACTCAGGTTCAAGAATAATACAAGCAGGTCCTGTTAAATCAGGAATACAAAATCAATTAGCTAATGTACCTACTGGTTTATTAGAAGCATATTATGGTGATAATACTATGCAAGGAGGTGGTCTTTCAAATATAGATTGGAATGATACATTTAGAGCTAGTTCACCAGGTATGCGGAATAATATGTTACAATATGTTAAAATGCCTAGAAATTATCCTAGAGCTAATAGTTTAAGTAATACATTTAATGGTTGTTCTGATTTAAGAAAAGTAGATTTTCTCCAAACTATGAGTTTATCTACAGGATTAAATTTTACATTTTCAAATTGTTTTAAATTACAATCTATAACAATACCAGAAGGACCTGAATTTGATCAATTTAATGCTCCTTTTAGTCTTTGTTATTCTTTAACATCAATAACGTTACCATCATCATTTCCTAAAGTAACTAACGCCTCTCAAGCTTTTACTAACTGTGTAAGTTTATCTAATATTCAATTACCAGCAATGCCTAAGTGTGTAACTTATACTGCTATGTTTGGTAATTGTCAAAGTTTATTAAGTGTGAATGTACCTACTTGGACTACAGATGCTTCACAAAGTATTAATTTATCTACATTTGCTTTTGGAGCTAATGCTCTTCAAAAAGTAACGTTTCCTAATACTGCAGCTGGTGGGACTACATTTAACTGTGGTGATTTATTTAGAGAATGTCCTTCTTTAATAGAAGCAGTATTACCAGAATATTTTAGTGGTACTAATAATATAGCATCAGCATTTTGGAATAATAATAGTATATCATCAATTGTATTACCTTCAACAATGCCATTAGTAAATAGTTTTTCTGAGACATTTCGTAACTGTTATAATTTACAAAATATAACATTACCTCAAACTGTTAGTGCTAGTGTAAGTTTATCTAGTACATTTTTTGGATGTCGAGCATTATCTAATGTCGTTATTCCTGAAAGTTACAATATAACAACTTTAGCAAATACTTTTGAATCATGTAGATCACTAAATTCAGTTACATTACCTTCTGGTTCTCAAAATAGTATTACTAATTTAGCTAGAGCATTTTATGATTGTTATGCATTACAATCAGTAGTATTTCCTTCTTCAATGACAGGAGTAACAGCAATGAATGCTATGTTTTCAAATGATCAATCTTTAACAACAGCATTATTACCTACAGGTTCAATGAATAGTTGTACAAATGCTAACTTAGCATTTTCAGGTTGTACTAATTTAGAAAATATAACATTTCCAACTTCAATGTCAGCTTGTACTAACTTTATTAATACTTGGAATGGATGTGCTTCAATGAGAGTAAATAATGGTTCAACATCATCATTTTTTCTACCTACAACAGTAGGTAATCTTGCTGATTTTAGTGGTGCCTTTGTAGGTTGTTTTGAATTAGCTGGAGTTACTTTTCCTACTATTCAAATAACAGGATCAGCTAACGGTTTATCAAGTACATTTAATAATTGTAGTAGTTTAACAACAATTACTAATCTTGAAAAATATGGAAGTCCTTCACCTACAGGAGCAACTATTAATGCTAGTGGAAATACTTCTATAGGTTCATTATCTGGTTCATTATCATTTACTCCTAGATTATCTAAATTAGAACTTCAAGGTAATAGTGCTACATATCTTCAACCATTATCAGGATTAAGATTAACTAATACAGGTTCACAATGGACAGGAACATCACCTCAAATTAATATTTCAAATAATGATATGTCAACAGCAGCTTTAAATACATTATTTGCTGATATGGCGGCTCAACCAGTTGTCACATCAAAAGTAATTAATATTTCAAATTGTACAGGCGCTGCTGGATTAACAGCGGGTGATAGATTAGTAATAACATCAAGAGGTTGGACAATAACAGGATAATATGATATATAAACTATTTATAGAAGACGGTGATTATAGAGATATAGATACTCTAGAACCAAGAAACATGATGCAAGTACACATCGCTTATACTCCAGACGGAATAAATGTTGGTTGGGATGAATTCAATTCAATTGAAGACGCAATGCAACATTATAATATAGAATTAAAACCAATAGAAGACGAAGAACAATGGGACGTAATTTAAGTAATTTATACATTAGTCAATCATTTCAATACCTAGTACAAACTAGTGGTAGTGAATTTCAAAATGGTTTAGGTACTAAACTAACAGGTAGTTATGATATAACAGTAGCAAACGCTGGTAC